ATGGAGGACTCCTGCACAGCCTTGAGCAGGCTGCGGCAGTTCTGGCGAACGACGTTGTTCTTCACCTGGTCGATGGCGGACTGCACATCGTAGAGGCGGTTCTCGTCACGCTGCTCGTAGGAGATCTCCAGTGCGCGTCCGGTCTTCTGAGCGAACGCGACCTTCTTCTCACCAGCGACGACGCGGGTGGTGGGGATCTCCGCGAACTCGGAGACCTCAGCCAGACCGTCCTCGGAGAACTGGGCGACGTTCTCGGTGAAGGCGATCGCGCCGTTGTTCGGGCCAGCGTCAGTGAACAGCTGGGCGACGACGTCGTACTCCTTGACGTAGTCGTAGATGTCCTGGTTGAGGACCTGCGGCGCGCCGAGGATTTCCTCGACGGTGGCCGCCGGATTGTCGGAGAAGCCTCCGATGGTGATGGGGGAAGTCATTCCCTGCTCCTTCTGGGGTTAGACGGCGAGGCGGACAAGTGCCCGCTCGCCCTTGATCTCGGTGACTTTGCCGACGATGGCTCCGGCCGCGTGGGCCTTGACCTTGCCGTCCGTGCCGACTCCGACGTTTCCGCCGATCGTGACGGTGCCCTCAGTAGGCAGCCACACGGCAGCGGGGGCGTACACCGCACCGACGTACTCGGGGACGGGGACGACGGCGAAGGAGTCGTAGGTGGTCTGTCGCGGTGCGGCGTCGGTGTGTGCCACACCGATGACCTGCTCGGCGTCAGCGTCAGCGACGACGGCCTGGCCGTCGGTGTTGAGGGCGAGGACCTGACCGCCCTTGACCGGCTCGGCGACCTTGAAGGTCTGCGGGCCATGATGAAAAACGATGTTGATGGCGCTCACTGCGGAGCCTCCTATCGGTTCAGGGAGCGGCGAACCCGCTCCTCGATTTCGGTGGTCGCCGCGTCCACGGCGTCCTTGTCAGTGCGTGCGTGACCGGCCTCGGCACGGTGCACAGACCCAGCGGGGATCTGCGCCATGCGGGTCTCGGCGTCCTCACGGTCCGCGAGCCACGCTGACGCCCACCGCTTGCGAGCAGCGCCGCCGATCTTGTTGTCGCGGAACGCGGCGTCAGCGAATGCCTGGGCCTTCGCCGCATGGTCGCGCTCCATGGCGGCGCGACCGTAGGCGGCAGCCTCCTCGAGTTCAGCGAGGCGGGCGGTGTCCACCTGGGTGGTGAGCGTGTCCGGTGCCGGGTCGGTGGAAGTTCCGCTCTCGGTGTCCCCACCAGCGGCGGTGACCGTCACCGGGGCGGTGAGGATCACCGGGTCATCGTTGCCGGTGACGCTGATGGTGATCTCCACCGTCTCGTCAGGCTCAGCACCGGACGGGGCAGTGACAGTGAGTGCACCGGTCTCAGCATCGACCTCCACGGTCCAGCCGTCCGGCGCAGTGTCCAGCGCGAAGGTCAGTCCGGGCGGGGTCGGTTCCCCGTTGCCCGGGGTGATGGTCACCGAACCGGTGGGGACCACGGTGGTGCCCTCCGGGTAGGTGATGTCGATGGTGGAGGTCAGAGTGACCTCCTCGGCAAGGATCTCCCGGATGACGTTCCGGATCTCCTTCTTCATGAGCGCATCCACGTGCGACTCCTTCCGTTCATGCCCCGAAGGGCTGTTCAGTGTGGGATCCGGGGCATCAGCCCTGGACCGGTAGCGGAATAGGGCCACCACGCGGCCCCGTCCCAGCGCATCGACCGGCGCCGGTTCGGCGGCCTGCCGGGCGTCCTCGACGGCGTCTGCAAGCCCGGCATCGACAGCCTCCGCTGCCGAATACCAGGTCTCCTCAACCATCCGGGCACGCCACTCCGCAGCATCCCCGCCGGCCTTTCCGGCGTAGACCGCGGCGATCTCATCAGACTCACGGTCCAGGGCATCAGCCTCCGCCCGCTGCTCCGCAGCGTTTCCACCCCGGAAGCTGAGAGCGTCATGAATCATGAGTGAGGTGCCGGGTCGCATAGTCACCCGGTCAGCGCCACCAATGGCAATGAAAGATGCCGCTGAGGCTGCGATACCCTCCACCACCGCAGTGACCGTGCCCGGATACTCCCGGAGCGCGTTCATGATCGTCCGACCCGTCCAGACATCTCCACCGGGGCTGTTAACCCTCAGCGTGACATCTGCCCCATCGGCTGCCCGCAGCTCCTCAGCTACGCCCCTGTCAGTGATGTCCCACCCAACCTCGCCGTACATCAGAATGTCAGGCATTGCCCACCAGCTCCTCCCCGATTAGTCGTGAATGTGTCCGCTCTGCGTGGCAATTGGCACATACGACCTCACACTTCGCAATCTCCGCCAGGAGTCGGTCTCGCCCGACGGTCGGCCCAATCGGTCCAATGTTGAACTCCTTGTGGCCCCGGACATGATCAAATTGCATGACGTAGTACGGATATTGGACTCCGCAGTCGGCACAAGGAATCTCCTTGGCTTCACGGATGATTGACCGGTTCATATCCCGGAAAGCCAGGGAGGAATCACGGACCCGGTCGGAGTGACGCTCTGCGTACCTGCGGACTGCCGATCGATTTCCGTCTCTGCGCAGCCGCAGTTCATCCTCGGTCAGGTTCCCGTACGTAGACATGCACTTCGCCTTGTGTGCGGCACTGCATTCTCGGCAGGGCTCCTCATTGTTCTTGAGATGCGCCTGATACCCAGCATCAGTTCCCGACCGACCATCTGGGTACGAAGGAGAATTGACTTGGCACGCCATCTTTCCGGCAGGAACCTCAATACCCCGAAATGTCTTGACACATCCGCAGTTCCGAAGAGAATTCCTCCGAATCCGCTTAGAGGATGCCTGGAACTCTGTTCCGCAATCACAGATGCAATTCCACCAGACTGTCCGGTTCCGACTGTCTGCACGAGACAGGACAGTGACCGACCCGAACCTCATCCCCGAGAAGTCCTGCAAGGATTTACTCATCGTCGGTCACCTCCTCCCCCGGCGGCTCTCCGGCCGGTGATTGATCCGGAGGCTCACCCTCCGGCGTGATCGGATTCAGCCCCACAGCCCCGAGCGCCTGCTCCGGGGTGAAGCCCTGCCCCACAAGCACCTGCGCGGTGTCCACCAGTGTCTTCAGCTCCGTCGGGTCGGGCTTCCCGAGCTTCGGGTTATCCTTCTTCGCCGCGGCGTACGGCTTCTTCGGCGGCAAGGAGTAGCGGCGACGCCACTCTGCCTCCAGCTCGGCGTCCGGGATGAACAGGCCCGCATTGATCAGCAGGGCCATGGCCTCTGCGGTAAGTTCCTTCTTCGACCCGATCGGGTCGAACGTGATCCTCGGGTAAGGCCCTTCCTCCCGGTCGAACGCAAGGTTCACGAGCCGTTCCACAAGGAACCGGTTCGCAGTCTCCGCGATGTCCTCAGCTATGGTCTGCAGCGAATCGGTGAACGTCTGCGCCTGAACATCAGCGAGGGCGTAGGACCCGGAGCCGCCGTCGAGGTTCAGGAAGTGCGCGAGGACAGACCGTGCGATCTGCGCGTCGTGGTACTCGATCGCCGTGCGAGGGCTGACTATCTGCCCGGATACACCCAGCAGTTCAGCCTTCGACCCGAACGACAAAGACAGGCCTGCTGCGGTACCAGACCGGACCTGCGTCGCCAGCTTCTCGTTCCGCTCCATCTCGTCGTCATCAGCAAGATCCGAAGCGGTGATCACCGGGATGCCGAGGCTGTTCCGGTCAAGGACGGTGTCTTCCAAGCGCATGAATCGGTCTTTGAACACCCAGTGCTTATACGCCGCCCGAAGCACGCTAGTACCGGTCCACGACGTGTCATCAGCATCATTGATGTACGCCAGAAGGTTCGACACCGGCAGCACGATCGTCCGCGACCGTCGCTTCTTCTTCGACCCCGCCGGCGCCTGCTCGATTGACTCCAGACCACCGTCGTCAGCCACGTCAATGTTCGTGATCGTCTCCGGTGGCCGGTATGCCAGCTTATGCAGCCGATCTCTCCCGGTCGCCTCATCGAAGGCGTAGACGACCTCGAAGAACGCGTGACCGAAGTCCAGCTCCTTCAACACCCAGTGAAGGTGGTCCTTCCACGAAGCATGACCGCCGGTACGTGCTGCCGGGTCGAACGAGTCGTCGCCGATGATCGGCAGACGCAGATCCTCCGCAACCAGGCGAACAACCTCAGGATCAGCACCGTGCGGATCCAGACGCCACGTCGTGCGCTGGATCGGCAGCTTCACCGCCTTCAGGACTGACTTCACCTGCGAGTCTTCCCGCGACATGCGCGAGTAGGGGCGCAGATACTGCGGCCACCGCAGATCCCAGTTCATCTCAGACGTCCGGGCCGACGGGTCATAGACAGCATGGCCGATTTCCGGCATGAAGGATCACCACCTTCCAGTGTGGTCTCGACAGCGGCACCATCAGGGGGCT